AAAGAGTAGAAAAGATTCCTGATCCATTTGTACTATACTACAAACCGCCAGGCGAAGATGATTATCAAAAGATAAATCATGCCTTGGATATGCTCTATGCCAAAATAAATATGTTGGAAACAATGGTATACGATGGCTGAGCTTAGCCCAATCACGAATTATAACGTAGCATACGCCTTCGCAGATCAATCTCTGGCAGGTAGAGTTCCGCCTGGTTATACCCCTCCGAATATTCCCCTATCGTTTCTACAGAAACAATATCAACTAAGACCCAATCTGGTCAATCCGAGAAAACTAATTGAGAATAGAAAGTATTCGGATAATCCGATACAACCATACGTTAGCACGTATGACTTATTTACGATACCTTTGATATTTGAACTAGATCCACTGGAGATTGCAGCAGGAGCAGAAGGATTTACCAAAATTACTGGTAGACTAGTAGAATGCACTCTAGAATCTCCTCTGGCTGTAGACGGCAAGAATAAAACGAAGGTATCTGTAGAAAACGGTAAGATTAAAGTAGAATCAGCTGGTCTGACTCTAAAAGATAGTGGAAAGGCGATCTGGAAAGCGGGAGCGTTTAAAGAACCTTTCATTTACGGTCCTGCTTTACCAGACGGAACTAGATTTCCAAGAATGGACGACCCAAGGGGAGTTTCCATTGGAGAAGAGTTTGTTCCTGGTGGATTAGGTCCAATTGCAACATATACGTTTGGTGGTTATTTCACTGAGCGTAACTTTTTTGACCGTGAATGGATTACCAGTTGGGGTCCGTTCAACTTTAAAGTGGATTGTTTTGGAGCTTACGTTCAGAACCCTGTGAGTACGCTTTCTCCGATAGAAATTTCTGATTTGGAGTGGATTCGTGTAAGATCATGGACACCTGATCAGTTTTATCAGGAAAACATTACTCTGGCGAATAAATTTGACGCTAATGTGGTTCAGCAGTTTATACAAGGTGCTACGTCGATTGTGAACGCCAAACAATCAGAAATAGGTAGTTTACGCTTTTACTTTCAGTTCACTGTGAAGACAGATGCACCGAGTTTGCCCGCTGAAACAATCTATGCCACATTAACTGTTAAATATAATCAGGATGTTGGAACAGAGAGACTCAAATGGGCTCTCAAGAGACAAAATCCTGATCAACAAGATCCACCCGTATCAGTTGACTTTCAACTCGAATAGGAGTATAATGGCAAGACCAGCAGTAGCAGACAAACTAAACCTATGTGATCACACAATGTTTACTCCCACTGGATTAATGCCGACTCCTGGCGTTGGTTTCTCTACTAATGTATTCATTGATAAAAAACCTGCAATTCCAGCTGGAAGTAAGTTTATCGTTCATGACATTCCTACTGATGTGGTGAGCGTCCTCATAAGACCCCCACATAACGATGAAGTTGCCGAAGGATGTCCGAACGTTTTTTGTAATGGCCAACCCATGGCAAGAATTGGAGACAAAATAAGAACTCCAAAAACATTCTACCCCGCTCCACTCACACCTGCTGGTATTTTGAGAGTTGGAGCAATCACGGTAAATGTATCAGATTTACCAGCAAGACCCGTTATTGTATCGTAAAAAGTATGGCAAAAGCACCGAGTTTCAACAAATCTAGCTATGTACCTGGAAACCCTAAAACAACTCGTCAAGGTCGCAGTAAAAATACAAATCTTGCTGCATCCTCACGTAATGGACGCAAGAAACGCTATCGTGGGCAAGGAAGGGGATGACTGAAATCGAAGCACATATTAGGGAATGGATTGCGAAGATCTCAAAAATACGCCCAGAATTGGGTGGTTTTGCAGTCTGTCCCTATGCTTCGACCGCAAAAATCAAAGTTATTGAATGCTTAGCAGAAGACATCGAGCCTATTGAGGGGTTCGATGTCGTTTTTTATGTCGTTGAAGAGTGTGTGGACCTCGCAAGTATCCAATATTGGGTAAGTTTTTACAATAAATTGTACGACGATTACGTATTTTTGGAGGATTTTGCGGGTTATGACACGTTTATCAACGGAATTCAAACAAATAACGGCAAGTACAACCTAATTTTGATGCAAAAACGTGAAAAATTGCGTAAGCACCGTCAAATTTTGCGTAATTTGGGGTATTATGCACATTGGAATGACGAAATGATGCGCGAAATTTTGGGTGATGACTACGAAGTGGTTAAAAATTCGGGATAGCAACCCCGTAAAAAGTTCTGTTTCAACCTTTTTGGAGAAAAACAGATGGCAAAATACCAAGTCGATAGAGATACTTCGTTTATGAAAGAAAATTGGGGCACTACAAAGTTAATAACAGACTATGGAGCCTTGACTCCGACAGGTGACAATAAAGTAAATCAACCACCATCAGATAGAATGTCCCGACACTGTGGTGGAAAGGGCGGTTTTGATGATTATGTAGAACGCTGGCACTAAAACTCCGTCAAGATCAGGCATAAATAATTCTACAAATAGTGTACTTTTATGCCTGTCAGTAGTTCATTTAAAGACTTAAGTATTACTTTTGACAGTCACCCAGTTACTGATGATTTTTTAGTAACTAAGAATGAAACTGCTATTAAAAGATCCATATACAATTTGATCCTGACTAAGCCTGGTGAGAGGTTTTTTAACCCTAATATCGGATGTAGTGTATCAGAACTCTTGTTCGAACCACTAGATTTTGTTACAGCGGGATTGGTTCAGGATCAAATTCGTTATACCATTGCTGCCTTTGAACCTAGAGTCAAGTTAGAAAATGTTGAGGTTGAAATTGACGAAGATAATAACGGATTTGAAGTTATTATAGAGTACAAAATCATCGGCAATCCAGTAAATATTCAACAATTAGAACTTTTCCTAGAGAGCACAAGGCCATAAGCAAATGCCATATAATCAGTTAACAAATCTAGACTATTTTGAGATTCGCAATTCTCTTAGAGATTATCTAAGGGCGAATTCAGATTTTACTGATTATGATTTTGAGGGTTCTGTTTTTAGTACCCTTTTAGACCTCTTAGCATATAATACATATTACACTGCATTTAACACCAATATGGTGGCGAATGAGGTGTTCCTAGAAACCGCTACGTTGAGAGATAACGTAGTTTCTATAGCAAAGCAGTTAGGGTACGTTCCAAGGTCCGCTAAGGCGCCTGAAGCAGACGTTACATGCAGTTTGACCCTATCATCCACTGCAATGCCTAACGCGATCGTATTCAAGCGCGGCAGTGGGTTTATAACGACTTTCGACAACGCCATTTATCAGTATGTCTTGCTTGATGATGCAAAAGCCATAGTCAATGGCGGTGTTGCCACATTCAATAATTTAAAAGTATACGAAGGAACAATCGTAACATCTTTTGTCAATGTTACTAATGACTCACCTTCATTTACCATAACCAATAGTGGCGTTGATGTTTCTACTATCCGAGTAAAAGTTTACGATAGTCCAACATCTTCGTCATTCCAGATTTATTCATATGCAGAAAACATTCTGACGACTACTCCATCATCTAGAGTATATTTCGTTTCTGAAGTTGAGGACGAAAACTACAAAGTTACTTTTGGTGATGGAATTTTAGGATACAAGATTCCAGCTGGATCTAGAATTGAAATCAGCTACTTAGCAACGTCAGGCGAAATCACAAATTCCGCCAAAACGTTCACATATGCAGGTGTTCTGGAAGACGAAAACGGAAATATCCCATTTTCAGTTGCTACGATTCAAATAAACACTAATGCACAATCTTTTGGTGGAGCACCCATCGAAAGTATTGACAAAATCAAGAAAAATGCTCCTGCAATGTTCGGAGCACAGAATAGAGCCGTCACATCAGATGATTATGGGGCAATCGTAAGAAGAATTTACCCATCAGTTGCTGATATTTACTCATTTGGTGGAGAATTCGCAAATCCGCCTGAATACGGCAAAGTTAAGATTGTCATAAAACCTTCGGATGCTGCCTTTCTGACATCTTTCACGAAAAACAGGATTGTAGAAGAAATTAGAAAATTTTCTATTGCTTCTGTAACGCCAGAAATCATAGATCCGTCTATTTTATACATCGAACTCAATTCTAAGATATATTACCAAAGAACAGCAACAAACAAAACTCCTTCTGCTATAAGATCTGACGTAATTAGAAATATTGAAAATTATATCGCCAATTCTGATACAGAAAAATTTGGCGGTAAGTTCAGATACAGCAAATTCACAGGAGCAATCGATAGTTCAGAAATTTCGATAAAATCTAACCTAACCACTATTGTGATGAGAAAGGATTTTTATCCTTCGTTAAATAATAGTACATACTATGAATTATGTTTCAATAATCCATTTGATTATGACAATGATGAGTTAGCATTAAGTTCTACAGGTTTCGTAGTTCAAGAATATCCTAATTTTACTTGTTATTTGGAAGATAAAGATGGTAAGGTGGTTCTA